CCTGCTGACATAACATTGGAGGAGTAAAAATTTAGATGGCTGAGTATAAAGAAATACATGGCACAAAGATTCGGAACTATACGACTAATCCCGATAATCCGATAACGGGAGAGGTGTGGTATAACGATACTGATAATGTATTAAAGTTTCAATATCCCAATACAACTACATCCGGTTCATGGAGAACTGGTGCAAATGTAAATACTGCTAGAAAAGATGCTGCAGGAGCTGGTCTTTATAATTCAGCTTTGTTTTTTGGTGGATTTGTACCGCCCCAGACAGCAGTTACAGAGTCTTATAATGGAACAAGTTGGACAGAAGTTAATGATTTAAATCAAGCTAGAAGTTTAATATCAGGAACAGGGCACTCTAATACGGCTGCTTTAGCTTTTGGTGGTTATGAAAGCAATCATAGAAATGAAACTGAAAATTGGAATGGAACTAACTGGACTGAAGTTAATAATTTAACTGTTGCAAAATATTCTCAAGGCGCTTGTGGAACAAATACAGCTGCTTTAGCTTTTGGAGGAAATGGACCTCCAAATAATTCTGTAGGAGAAACAGAAACTTGGAATGGCACAAACTGGGCTGAAGGTAATGATTTAAACACTGCTAGAGAAGTATTAGCTGGAACAGGTTCAACAACTGCTGCTTTAGCTTTTGGTGGTGAAACTCAGCCTGGTTCAACAGTTCGTGCACTAACAGAATCTTACAATGGAACAAACTGGACAGAAGTTGGTGATTTAAATACAGCTAGAAATCGACTAGCAGGTTCTATAGCTGGAACAAACACATCAGCTTTAGCGTTTGGTGGACTAACTCCTCCATCTACTTTTCAAGATTTAACAGAATTATGGAATGGAACAAGTTGGTCTGAACAAAATGATTTATCTACAGCTAGAAGAAGTTTATCAGGAGCTGGAATAGCAACTGCAGCTCTAGCTTTTGGTGGGTCTATTAGTGATCCTACTAATACAGCAGCAACAGAAGAATGGACAGGTGCAGGTGCACCAATTGGAGCTTGGGCTACAGGTGGAAGTTTGAATACTGCTAGATCTGTACAATCAGGATCTGGAACTTATACATCTGCTTTAATGTTTGCTGCAGATCAATCTCCAAATGCTCAATTAACAGAAACATATAATGGAACCAGTTGGACAGAAGTAAACGATTTAAATACAGCAGTAATTAAATCTGTTGGTTTTGGAGCAACACAAAGTGGGGCTATTAGAACTACTGGTGATTCAGGAGGTTATACAGGTATTACAGAACAATGGGGTGGAACTAATTGGACAACAGTAAACAGCACAAATCAAGCAAGAGAACAAGTTGGATCAGTATCAGGATCTGTAACTGCTGGATTAGTTTTTGGTGGACAAGGTCCCCCTCCAGCCATGCAAACAGTTACAGAACTTTGGAATGGAACTAACTGGACAGAAGTCAATAATTTAAACACAGGAAGATATACATTAGCGGGTAGTGGTACAACTACTGCAGGATTAGCTTTTGGTGGTAATTTAGATCCTGGAAATTCAGCTTTAACAGAATCATGGAATGGAACTAATTGGACAGAAGTAAGTGATTTAAACCAAGTAAGAAATGGAATGCAAGGTAATGGAACAAGCACTGCATCTTTTGCAGTTGGAGGTGCTGGTGGACCATCATCTGCAGTAACAGAAGAATGGAATGGAGCATCTTGGGTTGAAGTTGGAGATTTAAATACTGCTAGAACTAATTTATCAAGCGCTAGAGCAGGAACAACTACAAATGCATTGGCATTTGCTGGAGCAGCTCCTAGTGTGTCAACAGCAACAGAAGAGTGGAGTGGTACATCAAACTTAACTAAAACGGTAAGCACGGATTAATTATGGCAACATACAAAGAAATACGAGGAACACAAATAGAAGCGGTAGCAACTGATCCATCAAATCCTGTTGAGGGACAAGTTTGGTATAATACAACTTCTAATGTTTTAAAAGGTTCAATACTAACAAGTGCAGGAGCATTTGCTTCTACAAACTCATTAAACACTGCTCATGGTGGTGCAGGTTGCACTAACCAAGGAACTTATACATCAGCTTTATGTTGGGGTGGAGCACAATCAGGAGGATCTCCAGACTTTACAGATAAAACAGAATCTTGGAATGGAACCAACTGGACAGAAGTAAACGATTTAAACAAAGGAAGAAATGGTGTTAGTGGAGCAGGAGTTTCAAATACTTCAGCTTTAGCTTACGCTGGAAGTTCACCAGGAGCACCATCTCCAAATGGTGCAACAGAACTTTGGAATGGAACAAACTGGACTGAAGTTAATGATATGAATGTTGATAAAAGTGGTATGGCAACAGGAACTGGGACAGCAACATCAGCTTTAGGTATGGGCGGTTATGATGAACCCGCTAATGCTAGTACAAATCAAACAGAACTTTGGAATGGAACTAATTGGACTGAGGTCAATAATTTAAATGAAGCAAAACGACAAATGATGGGACAAGGAGCTGACAGCACAAGTTCAATAGTTGCTGGAGGATGGTTATCACCACCTAGTGGAGCTACTGCAAACGCAGAAGTTTGGAATGGAACTAACTGGACAGAGGTAAATAATTTAAATGAATCAAAATATAATAATGGTGGTTTTGGAATTGCAACTGCTGCTCTTAGTATAGGGGGTTTAACTCCATCGATTACAACTAATGTTGAACAATGGAATGGAACTAACTGGACTGAAACAACAAACTATCCAGCTAATAGTAAAAATGCTTGTGGAGGTGGTGCTACTGCAGGATCAGCTTTAGCATATGATGGTGAGAACGGTCCAGACTCTGCGGTTACAACATCATTTACATGGACAGGTCCAGGTGTTGCAGTAACAAGAACATTTACTGACTCATAAGACTTGTAATATATTTTAGTTAGTATATATAAGAAGAAACTATAAAGGAATAAAGCTATGAAAAAAGACGTTAGAGAAGTAATACAAGGTGAAGAACCACATTTAAATAACCTATTAACACAAGAAGACTTGTCATCGTTTAAAGGTATGGTAGACGAGCTTAGAGACACATGGACCAAGAAACAAATGTTTCGAACAGAAACAGAAGCAAGATTTTCTGTACTACAAGACAATAGATATCCAACTAAAGCTTCTAAGTATTGGCAGTGTGTTAGAGAACAGTCATCATACTTAGATAACTTAATGACATTATCATTTGACTATAGAAGAAACGAAGCAAAGATAATTTGGTTAGAGAAAAAAATAGATAAAGAAGAAGACGAATACAAAAAAACTAAATATGAAATAGATTTAGACGAAGCTAGATTTGCAAAAGCTTCTATGGAAAAAGTAGCAAAGCATAGAATGAGAGAAATTAAAATGTGGTCTAAGTTAAAAAAAGAATTTAATGATGGATCATTTAATGACAAAGACGTTAATGTTCACCAACTAGAATCTTATGGTATGCAATATCATGAGAAAGCTAAAACATTAAATCAAAACTCAAGTGAAGCAGAGGTATTTAATGTAATGGGTCAATTACAATCATTACAAAGAATTAAAAAGTCTGGTGAATTAGAAAGCAGCTATAAAGAAAGAGAACAACTTGAACAACATGGAAAACCCAAAGTTTGATTTTATATTTTTAGGTCAATCGATTTTAAAATATCAGGTTCCTTTAAATATATTTAGTTCTATTAATTATATTTATGAATCTAACTTTCATAATCTTGCACCTGCTAATAAACAGTTAGTAGGTAAAATAGAGAATGAACATTCCTTATTTTATCACGGTGAAGATCAAACTAAGATGAAAAACCACAACATGTTGCCAAAAGATATAACAAATTATCTTATGTCAATATTCGAACATTATTTAGCATTTAATAAAATAAGAGAGTACGACACACATTTAAATTCTGTTTGGGTTAATGAAATGAAACAACACGAATATAATCCTGCCCATATTCATAGAGGTATGTTATTTACTGGTTTATCTAGTGTTATGATTTTAAAATTACCATCAACATATGGTAGAGAATATTCAAATGATGAAGTACCACAAAACGGTAGACTACAAATATTAGGTGCAGCTAATGGTCAGTTTGCTAAAATAGATTATCAACCACCTATGAACCTTAGAGATTTTTATGTATTTCCTTATGATATGAGACACTGTGTATATCCTTTTAATGGAACTAATGAAACCAGACGAACACTTGCTGCAAACTGTGATGTGCAATTTGATCCTATTAGAAATAGAGGAGCTACTTAATGGATAAACAATTTTACATAGATAATCATATAGGTTTGTTTAAAAATTTTATGCCTAATGAATTAATAGATGATTATATAAATTATTTTAATAAGTGTGAGCAACAAGGTGCCGTGTATCCAAGGCAAGTAGATGAGATGTTAGTATCTGATAATGCAATAGATACTATTAGAGATACTAATGTTCCCATGACTTATAATAATAAACCTTTTATAGATATGTTTTTTAAAGAAGTATATCCTCTGTATCTTCAAAAATATTCATACTTAAAAAAATTAACCACACATAATATATTAGAAGTAAAGATACAAAAAACTAAAGTTGGAGAAGGTTATCATATGTGGCATTGTGAGAATGCTGAAATGAAAGCTAGAAATAGAATACTAGCTTTTAGTGTTTATCTTAACGATGTAACAGAAGGTGGAGAGACTGAATTTTTATATCAAAAGTGTAGGTTTAAACCTGAAAAAAATACTATGTTAGTATGGCCATCACAATTTACACATGTTCATAGAGGCAACCCTCCTTTATCAAATGATAAATATATAATAACGGGATGGGTAGAATACGGATATTAATATGATAACAGAACCACGATGGAAATCTTACATAGTAGAAACAACACAACCAATCTTTACACCTAAACAATGTCAAATGATTATTGAAGCAGGTAGAAGCGAACCTAAACAAGATGCTTATGTTGGAAGTAGCAAAGGAATTAAAGGTGGAAAGATAGATACTAAAACCAGAACTTCACATATCAGTTGGATACCATTTAAAAAAATGGCTGACATGTATAAAGACATTGAACGTATTATGAAAACTACAAACGGTAATCATTTTGGTTTTGACGGAATGACAATTACAGAGATGGCACAATACACAGAATATCCTGAAGGAGGGTTTTATGAATGGCATGTAGATAACGATGTTAATTGTCAACACGAACCGCCGGTTAGAAAAATATCTATGACTTGTTTATTATCTCCAGAAAATGAATTTGAAGGTGGTGATTTAGAATTAATGGCTGAAGATAAAGTTGCAAAAATAAAACAAGGACATGCTGTGTTTTTTGCATCGTTTATAAGGCACAGAGTAAAACCAGTAATACGTGGTAATAGAAAGTCTTTAGTTATGTGGTTTGGAGGCACACCGTTTAAATAATGTTTAGAGAATTACATTTTCCAACACCTATCTATATTGCAGATATAAAACATCCAACTCTTAACCAAGAGTTGGAAAGAGATATTGTTGCTTGGTCTAATCAAGATAAAGGGGTAACTAGAACAAATATTAAGGGTTGGCATTCACATACTAATATGAATGAATTACCACAATTTAAAAAATTAGTTGATATGTTATATGCTTGTCAAAAAACAATATACGAACAAGAAAATTTAGATAGTGAACCTGTGTTAGGTAATATGTGGGCTAATATAAATCCACCAGGCAGTATGAACAGAGCTCATCAACACCCTAATTCTTTATGGTCTGGTGTTTATTATATAAAAGCTCCAAAAAATTCTGGTTATTTAAAAATAGACGACCCAAGAGCTTCAGCTGCAATGTTAAGACCTAGACAAAAAAAGGGACCAGCACCTACAAGATTATGGAGAGAACATCATTATGAACCTATTGCTGGAAGATGTATTATGTTTCCATCCTGGTTAATGCACTGTGTTGATCCTAATGAATCAAACGATATAAGAATATCAGTGTCTTTTAATTTTTTACAAAAGTGTATGGTAGTATGACATTTCAACAACAAAAATATCAAGTAATTAAAAGTGCTTTATCTTATGAGCTAGCTAACTTTGCCTTAAATTATTTACTACTTAAAAGAGATGCAACAAGATTTATGTATGAAAATAATATACACTCACAATCCTCGATACTTGGAACATGGACCGATCAACAAATACCTAATACATTCTCTTGTTATGGTGACTTTGTAATGGATACATTACTAGTTAAAATGTTGCCTGTAATGAAACGACATACAGGGCTAGATTTAATACCAACTTATTCTTACGCTAGAGCATATAAAAAAGGTGATGAACTAAGAAGACATAAAGATAGACCTAGTTGTGAAATATCAACGACTCTAAACCTTGGTGGAGATCCTTGGCCCATATTTATAGATGGTACAGGAGCAGATAGTGTTATAGACGAATATAAAAAAATTATAAAACCTAACGCTCCAGCAGGCACAAAAGTCTTGCTTGAAGTAGGAGATATGCTAGTATATAGTGGCTGTGAACTTGAACATTGGCGAGAGCCTTTTGACGGGAACATTTGCGGTCAGGTATTTCTACATTATAATCATGTAAATGGCCCATTTGCTGACAAAAATAGATTTGACGGCAGACCTATGTTGGGTCTACCATCATTTGTAAAATAGTATAAGAATGAGGTTATATGTTACAAAAATTAGGATTTGCACCTGGGTTTAATAAACAAGTCACAGAGACCGGGGCCGAGGGACAATGGTTTGATGGTGACAATGTCAGATTTAGATATGGTACTCCAGAAAAAATAGGTGGTTGGACACAGTTAGGTGATGATAAATTAACTGGTGCAGCTAGAGCTATTCATCATTGGGATGACAATTCCGGTATTAAATACGCAGCTATAGGAACTAACAGAATTTTATATGTATACTCTGGCGGAGTATATTATGACATACACCCTATTAGAACAACATTAACAGGCGCTACTTTTACAAGTACATTAAATCAAAATGTTCTTACAATTACATGTAGTGGTGTACATGGATTAGCTGAAAAAGACATTGTAATGTTAGACAGTGTAACTATTCCCGCTTCATCAAGCTATACTGCTACTGATTTTGAAGATAAAAAATTTATGGTAACTGCCATACCTACAACCACTACTTTTACCATTACAATGACTGCTACTGAAACAGGCACACCAATGAGTACAACAGGATCAACATCTGTTTTATGTTACTATCACGTAGGACCAGCACAACAACTAGGAGGTTTTGGTTGGGGTACAGGTCTATATGGCGGAACAGCTTTAGGAGCAGCCACAACTACTTTATCAACAGCTATAACAGATTTAACAACAACGGATATTGTATTAGCAAACACGGCAGCTTTTCCATCATCAGGAGAAATTAGAATAGGAACAGAAGATATAAGTTTTACAAGTAACAATACCTCTACAAACACTTTAAGTGGAGGAGCTAGAGGAGTTAATGGAACGACAAAAGCAACACATAGCGGTGGTGCAAGTGTTTTAAATATATCTGATTATGTTGCATGGGGCGACCCCTCTGATGCTGACTTTACCATTAATCCTGGAATGTGGATATTAGATAACTATGGAACAAAATTAATTGCGCTTATATATAATGGTCAATGTTTTGAATGGGACGCATCTGCTTCTAATGCTACGTCTGTAAGAGCAACACTATTAGCTAATGCCCCTACAGCATCACGTCATGTATTAGTATCTACACCAGACAGACACTTAGTATTTTTTGGTACAGAAACTACAGTTGGTAATACTGCTACACAAGACGACATGTTTATTAGATTTTCTGACCAAGAAAATATTGATGGCACAGATGCATATACAGTTAAAGCAAACAATACTGCAGGTACACAAAGACTTGCTGATGGTTCTAAAATTATGGGAGCTATTAAAGGTAGA